ACTGTAGTCTCGGTATGGTAGTATTCTTTTTGCCATAATTTTTTTCTTCTATATATTAGTATGAAATTTTAACCGACTCCTTAAAAGTCTTTGCGAAACGATCGCGAAGGGAGGAGGGGGCTTCGGAAGAAGATTCGTTATTATTAATAACGGCTGCATCTTCAACCTGTACATTTTCTAAAGCGTCTTCGACTTGGTCAGAAGAATCTTGTTCTTCTGCTTCAGAAGCTTCTGCAACTTGGACAGTTTCTTCTGAAACGTCTTCAGCTTGGGAAGCTTCAACAGTTCCGATTCTCTTAGCGACTTCTTGAGCCACTCTTTCCTCGAAAGCTTTTTGTTCTGCAGCGATAAAATCTTTATTTTTATGTTTCCAGATTTTGGAAAGTTTTTCTTGATAAGAAGCGAACCCTTCCTCTGATTCATCAACTTGAGCAAGCTCTGAAGCTAAAATCTTAAGATCTTCATCGTCAAGATCGTAAACCTCGCTAAGAGCTTCCATTCTAGAATTAAATCTAACTTCAGCCTCCCTTGAAGAATTCTCTTGCTCTAAAGCTATAAGTTTATCCTTGGTTGATTTTAATTGCTCTTCCACTTCAAGCATTTTTTCTTGAAGAGAAGCTTGAGCTTGAGAAGCTTCTTCTTTTTCAGCCTTGGCTTTTTCTAGATCTGCAATATACTGTTCGCTTTTTTCTTTTATTGCGTCACTAAAAACCTTAGAAATGCTAGCGACAGTTTCTTCTGAGAAATCTTGCTTGCCAAGCTTTTCGTCTAAAGCTGCTCGGAATTCGTTGATAATTTGTTTTGTGTCCATAATTAAATTTTTATGTTGTTCTTTGTTTAGTACATCTTGTTTTTTTGATTGGGAAGTTTTTTTGCTTTTAATAATTATTTTGTCTATAGGTTGGTTGCGGCTAGGCTTGTCAGTTTCAGCCTGCCCGCTCTCGGCGACAAGCCCCTTTACGTCTGCAGCTGGATTTGACGTAAAGCCTATTCCAAGTGGATATATATTTCCAACAATTAATCGATTAACTTTTCGTCCGTCTTTTAATTGCCCTTTTCCTCCTGAAGACTTTAGATATGGGGCGTAAGCTTTTATTTCTTCGGGGTCAGATATGATGCTAGAGTCTAGCAAGTCATCTCCGCCGACACTAACGACATACTCGTTAAAACCAACCTCCCAGCTTGCAGATACAGCCTGAAAGAAATCGCTTTCTTGATCCGTGGAATTAACGACTAGCTCAGCAAACTCTTTGCTTGCGGTTTTATATACAACTGCAGCGAGTGCTATATTAAAAGGCTCATTCTTAATCAAAGCTGCCTCGTCGCTGATTAATTCGGAATATTGACTATACTCAGAAAACCCAGCAGAAACTATATGTCCAACAATTCTATCTCTATCGTGTTCAATATTTGTCGGCTTATGCACAAAATAATCCTTAACAGCTACCGCTGTTTCGCTATCTATACCGTCTCCGTTTTTATTGAATTTGTTGACTACGGCAGCGTTAAATGCTACGGCAAGCAAATCTATATTCTTATCTAAATTTATATCAGAAGGAATCAATGGGCGAAGAGACTCTATAGAAGCTTCGCTAATTTGCGATTCTTGCATTTGGCTAGACGCGCAAATAACATTATCGAACGTTGTTGTATACTTATAAGGTAAAGACATTTCAGTTTAATACACTCACTTTATAAACATGGGAGTAAAGGTTGCAGGAGCTTTCTGTATTTTTGAGTCCATCATATCATAATAAAGTTTAACCATCCAATTTCCAAGAACCAATGCGGAATAACTATCTTTCCTTGCTTTCTCAGGTCCGGTTTGCCGCCTCAAGCTCGAAGGCAAGTCAAAGCTTTGAGTGCCTGCAGAGGACGTTGTTATTTGAACTAAAGAGCATTGCGTTTTAACTAAATTCATCATATCAAATTGGTGTTCAACAAAGTCTATCATTTTTGCGGAATTAGTCTGCTTCTCTTGAGATTGAGAGGTTTTCAAGAATTCGATTTTATCTATCGGTATTTTTTTTCTTCTTTGTTCGTTGTATGAATCATCGATAGCGCGGGAACCAAACAGTATTCTCCTGTGGTCAAAGTTCGACTGTAAAAGCTCGTTTGCCCTTCGTATCCATTGGCTAGTAGGCTTCCTTAAGTAGCAAATAGTTTTATTTTCCAAGTTATACTCTCTCTTTCCCTCTACTAATTTTTGCTGATAATTTTCTATATCATCAAAGTTTGTATTTAAGCATTGTATATTTAGTTTATTTTTCTTGAATAAGTTACTCTCGTTGGCTGCGTTTATAAATTGAACACCTCCATTATAATCTCCCACAATAGATACAATATTAAAATGATTTAATAAATAATAAAAATAATTTATATGCTGTCTTAAATTTGCACCAGCCAACGCGTAGCTATGAACTACGACCCCGATCTTTTTTTCTTCATTTAGCTTTATAACCATCATGGCAAAATCATCACTACTCTCGCTTTCTGCCCAGCTAGGGTCAAAAGCGAGGATGTATTTATCTCCAGGACTTCCAACTATTTCAGTGCATGGATTTTCTCCATCCTTTAATGTGCATGCTGCCATTTTAGAGGTTTTAAAATATCCAGAACTATCATCAGTAAATATAGCCCCAAACTCTCTATCGAATTGGCTCTGACTCATGGTCGACTTTGCTTGGCTAATTAAATTTTGATCGTATAGCTGTCGGGGAGCGCAGTCATAACTAAACTGCATGATGGTTCTGTGAGCATCCGATTGTTTGTTTCCTCCAACCTGAATTAAATTTTCAAACTGCTCATAAGCTTTATACATATATTCAAATTTATAACTAGCAGAAGAAAGAGCTATCAGTTTATTGTTTGGCCAAATATGTCGGTCGCTTTCCTGAAGCTTGCCTTGTCTGATTAATTCAGTTTCAACATTATAAATATCTTCCCTCTGAGTTGGGTTTTCTACAACACTCAAAAACGGTATTATAACTTCATTATAAATTCGTTCGGGCATTAATGCAAATTCATCAATAATTATCCTGTGAAAGCGAAACCCCCGAAGCTTTTCTCCGTCCCCCAAAGGCAGTGCTCGAATTCTTGAGCTACCAATCTCAAGAAGCCACTCATCATTGCTTTTTGACTTATGGGTTATGCATTGAGAAAGATACATTGCTTCAGGTTTTGAGGCAATATCTTCTATTTTTTTAAATATCATTTTCGCCTGACGAAAAGATTTTGAAAGTATGCCGATCTCTACACCCTGGTTCATTATTGCTTCGAGATATGCGTATATAGCAGTAGTAAAAGACTTACTCATTCCCCGACTCCATACCCCCATGAAATAATCGGTTTCAAACATAGCTTTTATAGCCATATGCTGAAAAGGAAACAGCTTTACCCCTGAAATCAAATCCGTAGTAAAAGTTATATTTTCTCTTAAGAATTTATATAGCAGTATTTTAGCTTCTCTTTCTTCGAGGTATCCCTTCATCTCAAAAAGTTTCTCATTAAAGTCTTTGTTAGGACTTCTCGATTCTTGATTGCCGATTTCCCAACTCATTATATTAACCCTTTGTCTATGTAGTATTGAAGGTCAACGTTCCACAGTTTCTTTCCAAGCTTCAATAACTTAGGTATAAACTCTTCTGATCTTTCTCTACTGCCGGTAAATATAAACTGACAGTTGCCCGAGAATTTATGGTTTAGTACTCTCATGTTGTGATAAACATATTTTAAATTAGATTTGTGCGCTCCGCGCCTATTGTTGGATTCTATTTGACTTAAGTCGCTTTCTACGGCTACAAACAAATAACTATCAAAGTCTTTTGTCCTCTGAAGCTCATACTCAAAGCGTTCCAAGTTGTTTTTGCTGAGTGTGGATTTAAAATCCTGCTCTCCCTTTCGGTCCACATAAGTATAATCATAATCCGCTCCACCAACAGCGTAATCGCCGAATTCGAGCTTCATGAGCTCCGAGTTGGGGAAAGTTAAGGGTTGCTGTTCTCTAGTATCTACAAATATCTTCATTTGTGGGTCTATTTTTTGCTTAAATGATTCCGG